TTGAAGAGATCAACTAGCCGCAGGCGGTTCTGGGTCGTCATCGTTCCAAGGAGATGAGATGGACATCGGACCACCCAGAAGGCGGCTTTCTCCAGTCTGCTCAGGCGTAGGCTTTTCGTGTTTAATCACAGGCTGACGTTTGTTTCGCTCCATTTCAAGATCAATCACCTGATTGACCTTTTCAATTTCACGATCCAGTCGTGGCGTCAGAGTTGCGTGAAACTTGGCTTGTTGCGCAGCACGCAGTAGGTGATGCCGCCAATCACGTTTGTCGTAACGCCACAACCAAACAACGTCAGCGTTCAACGCTTTGGGAACAGAATCTTCAGCGCCTTCACAACAAGCTGCACCCAAGAATTTTCTTTAATGGGCAGCAGGGCAATGATTTCAGAGCCGGCAGCGATCACAATCGCAATGGCGGCAGCAGTGGTGGGATCCATGACGAAATAGCGTCTGATACCAGCTTATTGCTTGATCTCCAGCTTTATCAACCGTTGCTCGTGATCAAGGATACGATCATCCATTTTCCCAATCTTTTCTTCAAATTTAGTTTGATTTTGAAGAACATCATCAAGCTTGGTCGGTACCGTGTACACCAGGTAAAAGATGCCAGAGGCCAAGGCCACAGTTGCTGCAACGCCAATGCCAGCAATGGTTTCTTGTTTGACTCCACGCCAAAAACCATTCTCAGACATCACACGTCTGCAGCTACGTTTAGATCTTACCGTCCTTGCCCACGGGTCAATTTGCGACCATGGTTAGGCAAGGAATGTTTTCCATTTCCCTGTCGTGTTTTTTTGGGTTTTGCGGGCACATGCTGAACGCGTGCGGTGCCCGTTTTTGATTTAACGGCCATAGTTACCTCCAGCCATTACCAGCAGGCTCCAGCCGCTAAGTAAAAGCAAAAATAATCCCGTAAATGCCATTACGGTCATTGTGGTTGTTGCGGCCAAATAACTTTCCAAGGGAAACCAGCTTGTGTCGTCACATTACGTAGTTCTTGGCGATAAGAAGCCCAAGCGGCGCGATCGACAGGTGCGTCTGGTAATTGCGTCCAATCACACCCCTGCAGCAATTCATTGCGTTGCTGGCGCACTTCATTTGCTTTTTCCTTAGTGCGTTCTTCAATTTCTTTTGCACTTGCTTGGCTTACCTGCCAAGTCTGAAGCCACTGTTTGTTTGTCAGTGTTGGATTGCACTGATTTAGGTTTTGCGTGGCTGGATCGTAATCTGGCGCGGGCTGTTCAACTACAGGGAAAACGCTGTAATCCGACAGACGTTCATCAGTAAGTTCGCTTGGGAAGCTGGTATTTGGATTGTCACGCCTAAGTGCCTCTACTGAGTAGGGAAACACCGTGACGGTTTTGTTGGGGGCAAGAACGTACATGGTTTTAGAGGGTTACTCTGCGAATGGCGCGAACCGGGTAGCCATCTGATTTAAGGTCATTGGCCTGAAAACCACTGCCAAAGAATAGCCGCCAAGCATTCGTGGAACTAGCTTGGGTCGACGACCAATGATACGCCGCATCAAAGGCTTCTGATCCAGTGCTCTGAAATGCCGCCACCGAAGTTTGAGCAGGAGTCCCAGAGGTGTAATTGGATGTTCGTTTAGGCACTGAATAATCATTGATGCCCCATCCGGTGTTGTTGCTGGCGGTCGTCGGTTTCAAGTTGTAATAAATAATATCGAGTTCGTATCGGGCAGGTAAATACCAATCGCTATAGCCGTTAATCGTTAATCCATCACAAAAATTGGCCGCTGGATGGTTTGCAATTCCAGCCGTAACCATCGCATCGGTGTTGGCTTTGCCGTCGTAAGAACTTGTTGTTCCACTGGTTGAAGTATCGGTTGTTTTCCATGCGTAGTTGGTGGTCAATGTGTAATTAGTGCCGCTCGCCCCACTAGCACTTGGAGCAACAATCAACGCATGAGTTGCTACACCATTGGCGGTATGACTTATTAGTCCACCAAAATATCCGCCTTCAACGCTCAAACCTATATTGGCTGGATCCAAAAAATCAAATGCACCAAGATTTCCGGCGGCAGCTCTTAATCCGTTGGGAATCCTCATGCCACATCCCCCACATAAGCACCATAAACCTGGGTGCTAACTTTCCACAACTGAATAACCGTATAACCACTGGTGGCCAATGTTGGCGCACTTCCGCCAGTCCATTTAATGCCTCCACTCCCCCATGTGCTATCGGTCCAAGTCAAAGTGTATGCCGTGCCATCGTTAATCATCATCGTCACAGATTCACCGGCTGCAAAATTTGTGGCTTTTGGAGTACGACTTGCCCCAAGGGTTATAAGTTGCACGCTTCCGTTGCTTGGGTCTACTTCAAAAGCGGCGCCGTCCGTAATGGTGTAAACATCCTCAAGAATCGTGCCGATAATGGCAGGATCAGTCAGTGTTTTATTAGTAAGTGTTTGCGTGCCAGTTAGGGTTACGTCGCCGGTAGCGGGTGTGGACCAGCCCAAAACACCTGAGCCGTTGGTATTTAATACTTGTCCATTTGTCCCATCGGCAGCGGGCAGCGTCAGGGTGTAGTTCGTTGCAATGGAGCCAGGCGCTTGCAGGGCAACCCAGTTGCTGCTGTCCAGATCGGCAAAACGCAGATCACTTTGGGCGTTGAGCGTTACATCACCCGTCAGGGTGCCGCCAGCCAATGCAAGATAAGTGCTTGCAGCAGTAGTCGAGGTCAGATAACCGCTAATGCTTGCACCGCCCGGAATCGTGACCGTGCCAGTAAACGTCGGGCTGGCGATCGGGGCATAGGTGCTGGCCGCTGTCGTCGTGCTCAGCAGACCAAGATTTGCAGCAGTGACATCGCCTACGGTGATCCATGCGCTGTTGGCACCGTTCCGCAACTTCAAAAGTGCCGGACTGGCGCTGGTATCAATCCACCATTGGTAGGCGTAGGTGGTCGATGGGGCTGTCGATCCGCTGTTTTGACTGACAACAGCCGCCAAGATGCTGTTAAGTTCCGTGCGGAAGTTGGCGCCGCTCTGGTTGGCTAAGACGTAATCAGTTGCCTGGCTCATGCGATTTGCCTGCCGTGGCCGACAGCCTGGTAATCGAAGGTCTTGCTTACTATGCTACCCGCACTGTTTCGGAAAGTCACGGTAAACCCAGTTCGGCTGGCGCTGGCAACCGTGAAATAGTCGCCCGTGGCCATGTCCTGAGCTGTGATGCCGACGCTCGGTGTTCCGTAAAAAGCGGCTGGGAAGGTAACGGCGTAAGATCCAGCGCCACTGCTGAGGTTCCGTTGCTGCTCTGTGCGGCGTTGCAGTTTTGTGATGACGCCCAGCTCCTCAATAATGATGTTTTGAGCTGCGTCCCCACTGGTTGCAACCACCTTGAATTGCAAACCACGTCCCCGAGTCGTGTTGTTCACAAAGGGCTGCCAAGCCCCCCAAGTCGGTGTTCCAGATGGGTTGTCCGTTGTTGTGCGTACATACAAACCACAGTTGGCGGCACCTAGATCATCGCCATCAACAGAGCCCCACAGATCAATATCATCAAGCCTGTCATCCCAAAGGTTTCCGGCTTCAAAGGCGCGAGTTTTTAATATCGTCTGAATGTCAACGTCATAAACAGCGCCAAGATCCAAGGTCTCATAAAACTGATAACTGCCCTCGGATACAGCCCCGCCGATGTAATCAATTAATCCGAGTGCGTCCCAGTCGCCATCTGTAGCCATATCATCAATCAAGGCGCTAGAAGTCAAAATCAAACCGCCCTCGTCGGTGCTGTAATACATGTCGGTGGCGGTGCCATTAAATGGCGGGCTGTTGTCCTCCTCGCGGTATTCCTGAACCAAGAACGCATCTTGAGGTTCGGGCAAATCAACAACGACACTGGCCACACCAGCCGACTCGTTGCCCAAGCTGTCTACGGCACGGATGAAATATGTGCCCTCAAGCAATGGGACAATCTTGCGTGTACTGCTGCCAGCAACGGCTGGCACAATATCGTTTGACTTGCCCCAGCTAGCGGTTCCGTCCGTGATTGAGGTATGGCGAATCCGAATTTGACCGCCGATGCGAACGTCAATATCAACGCTTTGCGGCCAGTACAGCTCGGCACTTTTGCTGTCGATTGGTGCAATAAAGAGATCGGGGATTGTCGTGGGCGGCGCTGTTTTACCGATGGCATCAAACACAAACGGTGTAAACGCCGATGCCTTGCCGCCCGCATTGGCCGAGGCAACTTCAATGCTGTATTGGCCGATGGAGGAATTAACAATCTCGTAGTCGGGCGAGACTGTTGTATCCGTGACCCAGTTCCCAGAACCAAGGCGATACCGAATTTTGTACGATGCGGCTAAGGGTGATGCAGCCCAGCCAATAATGATCTTGGACAGCACTTGGCCATTGTTTTCGTATAGAAGCTCCTCGCCGCGTAACTGAACTGGCGCCGGAGGTGGCTCGTTTAGATTTGTAATATCACGAGTCGTCAGCGGAACATCACGCTCGATATAGGCATACTTGCTGGCGTTATATGCCAATGCACTTATTGCATAAGTCCCGTCGTCGTTTTCTGCAATAGAAATTACCCTAAATTGCTGCGTTTCAACGCTGGCATCCTGATAAATCCAAATCGAATCAGGCGTAGGTGCTTGGCTAAAGCTACTAGCCAGATTAAACGTAGTACCGGAATAACTAGAGATTGATTTTGTTTCAACGGTGCCGTTTGGCAGCACCACGGATAATGTTTTGCTGACGCCAGCAAATCGAATACCGCTGACACTATCAACAACAACTTGGCTGGCTGTAGCGGAAACAATCCGCCCTCCGCAACGTTCACCGGCGCGAACAGGGTCGGCGATTTCAATGATCTGACCTGGGCGAACAATGGCACCAGCATCAAGCCCAGTTGAAAAGGAGACCGTCTCTGTTTCGTATTGCTCGGAATACAAAAGCCATTCGCCAAGCCGACGCGCTTGCCCTCTGCTGGTACAAGCAAATGCATCAATTTCCGTCTTAATCACGCCGTATTTACGGATTGCGTCTTGGTTTTCGACAACTTCAAATCCAGTGTCCCTGGAATCCATGTCGAAGTATTTGACCACCGCTACGGTGTGGCGTGTTTTTAGGCTGCTCCCGCTGTAAGCAAAGCCCTGTTCGGTGACATTGCTGGGCGTAAATAAATAACTCGGGTCGGTTGGGCGATCCTGCGAAATGGTGACTGATCCTGCGCTCCAATAGGGCATGGCGCGGAAGACCGACGAAAGCTGATTGATTACTTTGTAAGCTTCGTCTTGGGTTTGAATATTGACGTTGCAGCTAAAGCGTGGCTCTGTACCGCCAAGTCCGTCAGGCACCAGCTCGTTGGCATAGACAGATGCCGCATAAAACGAAAACTTATCTAGCTTTGTAGTGTCTAGGTAATTGCCTGTTCCGTATCGGGTTGAAGTCAGCAGATCCCATAAACACCAAGCTGGATCAGAAGTCCAAGCAGCAGCAGCAAAAGTGCCTCCCCAAACGCCTGCGTAGGTAATTCTTCCGTTGGTTTGGTCAACGGTGCCATTGTTGGGGATACGAACCTTGAGGCCACGAATTTTATAGGTGCGCTCAGGAATATTGTTGAATTGGTGTGCGTCAATCCGTATGCCCATGAGGGCGCTATTGGGATACCGAAGTCGTGCATAAATGATTTCGGTATAACTGGTCCAAAATAAGTCCCCTTGAATTTTGGGGTCGTTGAAATCTTCTGCAGCTCGATAAACACGAATGCTGTAGGGTCCGGTCTGGGTGAAATTGATCCGATACTCGCGTTGATACGCATCAGCAGTGCGGCCAGCAATTACATCGGCAACAACCTTGGTGTATGCACCACTGTTATACGAAACCCAAATTTCCAGCCCGATCGTGTTGCCTTCAACATCACCCTTGCTGGTAATTACTTGAAGTGCAGGAATGGTTACGGTTACACGGACAGCGTTAACGTTGACATCGGAAATGGTGCGGGTGACAGGTGCGCTTTGTTGAACTTTTACGCCAACCGCAGTTTCGTTCTGTACGGTATAAGCCAAGGGGATGTAGTCCTGCCCTTGAGTTCCATACCGTGGATACAGTTCTAGATTTTGAAAGTTGTAGTCGCTTGTTTGGGGAGCAGCAGGGTTTGCGGTTGGGTTGAGAATTGGAGTGTTATCAAAATAAATATCCTTGAGCATTGCAGCGTCATAGGCCGCAGTGCCTCTCGTATAACCCCTAGTGGATGGGAAGCCTTCAATTTCACCCTCGCCAAGTAGATCAAGGATCTCGGCGTATTGGATTGAGTCGAGGGTATCTGGCTGTGTCTTGGGTGTGTATGCGCCTTGAGCACCACTACCGCCACCCTTACCGCCGCCGCCACCGCCGCCACCGCCGCCAGCACCAATAATCTGGGTCATGCCGATACCTTCTCGGTGCTGATGCCAGCAGAAATCACGATACTGCCAACCAATGCCTCGCCATAAATTACGGGCACCGGCGTACCTTGCCTGCTGGTGTTTTGAACGCCTGAAAAGCTATACGATTTGCGTGGGTCCGAAGCACTGTCCGCTCCGGTAGAGGTCAACTCCTGAGCTGCTGGTGTAAGTAACTGAGCCACACCACCAAGCACAAGACTGGCGCCGACAGCAACAACAGCAGTACCGACGGTGCCAATTCCCATAAACCCGCCCAAAGCTACGCCGGCAGATGCAATACCGCCTGTGACAACAGCTAAAGCAATCAAGCCAACTCCGGCCAGTATCTGCCCAGTACCACCACCCGCGCCAGCAACAACGGGAATGATTGAAATATCCTCGGCAATGTCACTGCTTAAGTGTAAAAACTCTGGTGTCTTTCCTAGCTCTAGAGTAGATTTTCCAATCTTTATTTTGTAATCGTATTGGTACATATGTTGTTCGACGCCAGGGAAGTTTGCCATTAAAAAGCGGACCGCCTCGGCAGGTGTGCTTACTTCTGCCCTGAACACACGCCTTTTTAGAAACTTGGCCAGCGGTCCATAAACGCGAACAGCACGGAGCATCTCAACTACCTCGGCTGGAATGGCGCAGCACGCAGCCTGTGCTCTTCAAATAATAGCCACCATACACGTCACGACTACTGAGCCGGCCACGCAAATGGTGCAAAAGTGTTTGATGGTCTAGGTAGACACCGATATGGTTGTGACGCTTGTGTTCGATGGCCATCAAAACCAGATCGCCGTGCTGGATCTCCTCCAGTGGCACCTCAAAAAATCCGGTATCAGACCAGCAACGATCAAACATTGGATCCTCGGAAAATGTCTGCATGGATGGCGGCCTTGGCCAATCACGCAAGTTGATCCCAACCACTTCTGCGTACCAGTCGCGTGCAAGGCTCCAGCAATCTGTTACGCCCCAAACCCATTCGCGGCCAATCAACGGCGCCTTGTAGCCCTCGGGTTTGATTTCAGACCACTGACCGTCATGCGGACTGTAGATATGCCAAGGAATCCCACTCTTTTCGCACGCCACACGATCGGCTTGGCTTGGTTCGCAAGTGGTTATCGGGTGACTATGAAAAACGCCGACAACCTCGCCGGCATCTTCGGCCTTCGCCCAATCATCGGGATCTAAAAAGAAAAAATCCTGATCCGTGGCAAGGTTCTTGCATGGCCAATACTTTTGCCGGCCTTTGATAATTACAACTAATCCACAAACCTCACGGCTCAGATCGCTATTGGCGTGTTCAATCGCTTTGGACTTCCAACTAGTCATCAGAAATACTGCCCAATACCAGGGAATGAGCCAAACGGTAGATCAACATTTGATCCGAAACGCACCTTGCAGCTACTGAGGCGCTTGCCGCAAATGTCCTCCGCTGTTCCGCCACCAGTGCCAGTGGCAATCTTTGGCTCAGTTGTGTTGCTATACCCGATGGAATACAAGACGTTGCTGCTACCGTCGTCCAAGACCAAATTGCCATCATTTTGCAGCGTCAATGTTCCAACTGAGCTGCTAACGCCAGTGATTCTGTATTGACGGCCTGATTCTGTAATGGTCCCACGGGGATGATTTCTGAATGGGTTGTTTGAGCTTGTTGTAATCAAAAGATCCAGCCACTCATCTCGATACCACTTTCCAGTGCTGCTAATAAACGTGGTGCTATTCAATGTCCAAGATTTGGACTCGCCGCTGTAATGCGGGGTTGGCGTCGTTGGCAAATTGACGTTTGCCGTGCCGTTGAAGCGAAGGGTGATTGAGCGAGCGCCAAGCGTGAAGGTTCGGGTCACGTTCTTGGTTGTTCCCGATTGACTTGTCCCGCTGCCGAAAATCTCCCAGAAGAAGGTATGAGCGCGGTTGTCGCCAGTTTCACTTTTAACGGTGGGCTCCACAAGGCTGCTATAACCAGCATTCCATAGGTTGGTGGCGCCACTGTTGATGCTTAAGTTGCCATCGTCCTGCATGGTCAACGTACCAGTTGCAGGCGTTGTTGATGGAACTGTCGGCTCTACGGTTGATGGCGTTCCGCTATACCAGAGGTATTGACCGGCAGCGTTATAAATGACAAGGTTGCCATCTGGCTGCAGCCACAACAATGTGCCAGTGTTATAGGGATAATTAGGACCATTCCAGCTTGCCCATTTGACGTTGAGGGAATTGTCATAGAGCACAAAGTTGCCATCAGCTTGGAACCAAGCAAAGGTTGCGCCAGAACCCGCCGTATTTGTTGCCCAGGTAACAACATTGGCTTTGTTGGTAATTACCAAATTTCCATCAGCCTGCATCGTGAGGCGATACCAGCCGTTGCTGCTGTAAATAGACTGCCCGCTCAGTAACTTGCTCGCATTTGTATTGCTAGCCGTTATCTTCCCAGTCCCGGTTTGAAAATTAGTGGCAGGAACGTAAACGGTTGTTCCCTTGATGCTTGTGTTGGAGTTCCAGACCGCAACGCCATCGGAAATTCGGTAGACAACAAAATTGCCATCTGGCTGGAACCAGGCATAAGCTGCGCCGAAGGTAGACGTTGACCACACGGCTACGTTTGCTTTGTTGTAAACCACAAGGTTGCCATCGCGCTGCATCAGTAACTGATACCAGCCATTGGCAGAGGTCAACGAATCGCCCGCATAAAGTTTGAAGCCAGAACCGGCGGTGGTAACGCTGCTAGTCCCAGCCGTAAAGTTTGTCGCGGCAACCATAGCCGCAGAATCAAAATCGCCCTGTGGATAGATGAGCGGTAATAACTTGGCAAATTCCAGCGTATTGATTGAAGCTAGGTTTTCAGTATTCGCGTACCAAGTGGCAGCCCCTGTTGCGTCATAAACAACAAGGTTTCCATCTTCTTGGTAAATAAATCTGGACTGTCCTTTACCGAAGGTGAGGGAGTTCCAAACAGCAACCAACGCCTTGTTGTAAATAACTAGGTTGCCGTCTTCCTGCATCAGCAGGCGATACCACCCATTTGCCGAAGTCAGGTATTCGTTCGGACCAAGGCTCTGGCCTGCAGTTAGGGTTGCGTCGTTGAAAACAAAATTGGTGGCGACAACCGTAGACAGTGCATTGTCGTTTTCATCAAACCCTGCTGCTCCTGTATAACCACACTCTGAACCGCGATAAACCCATTGGCAAACGCTGGAGATGCACTGCCGACCAGGAAGACGAACACCGGCAAGATCAAGTGAAGACGTTAACTCAAACTCAACAATGTCTCGGTTTTCGGTGACCTTTCTATCGACATAGTATACCTCCCTAGGCATTTCCGCAGAAGGATCAGGGCTGCCAAACGGGTTCTGATTATTCTCAAAATTGACAGCGTCCAAATAACGAGCGCATGTTCTAATTCGTATTACCTTGGCGCCAATTAGGTCGTTGCCAGGGGTTGCATCATTAACGTTTAACAGAATGGAGGTGATTGTCCCGAAGAGGTTGGAGACCCGAAGGGTTGGGCGGGGTAGCGTGCCACTGCCGTTATATTCAAACCCTGTTGCTTCAATCGGATAAGCCTCGTATTTGGTTCCGTTCCAAACAATCGCGCCAGGGAACAAACGCGAGTTAACGCCAGAATGAAAATAATAGATGTTGGTATTGCCATGTAGATTGGCATATGTATGGAGCTGGAATAGCTCAATAATTGCCGACGGCGAAAACGACTGAAGCTCACTGATGATCGCGGTCATGGTTCAAATACTTGCACAAATGTTGCGGTGATAATGTTGATGTTCGCGTATTGCAATTCTCGATTCCAACTTGTGCAAATATATTTTCCAGTGCCACCCCCAGCAGGTGGCGTCCAATTAAACGACTCGGCTCCTCCTCGCGCATCAAAAAACGCTTCAATTGCATCAGCGTCAGAATTACTTTTTGCCGTCCACCTTAAATCCCATGATTTTGGATTTGTATTCAATCCATATCGAAGTCTCTGCTGATAACCATCACCAAATTGCGTTGAGCGAACACGTGGTTCACTTTTTTTGTTCAGGCTGAAATCAGGTGTTGTCCCACCAGTACTGGTGCCAACCGTAGTGTCATTGAAAGTGGCCATTATGCGAGCAAGCCTCCGGGGCGCTTCTGCTTAATCAATTCTGCCTGTACTGCAGCCCCAACAGCACGTCCCAATGCATTTGCATCAGGTGCATTTCCTTGCACGCTGGAGCCGCTTGCATCGACGTTGACAACGACATTGACGCCACCACCACCCTTCATGGTCACTGGAATTGTGCGACCATCGGGCAGTGGCACATAGGCTTCAGGGCGGCTGCCTTCGCCATAAATCGCCATCTGTGGGCTGGTTGCGATGCCACCACCCGCGTAACGCTTGAGCTTGAGCGGACCACCAGCGGACATGATGCCGCCCATGGCGAAGCCATATTGAGCGACTCCCTGATTAAAAGATGCAACAACATCGGTTGCAGGAGCGGCTGGCGTAAATATGCGCCGCATAAAGCCAATTGACTGTTCAATAACAAAGATTCTCAGCAATTGACGAGCAATGTCTTGCAGCACAGTTGCAGCAATATTTTGCAAACTTGCGCCCCAATTTTCGCTGCCTTGAATTAACAAATCAAAAGTATTTGTCATGCTGCCGCCAATTGCATCGTAAATGCCGCCAAATTGACGAGCGTGTTCATTGGCAAGAAGTTGTTGTTCTTGCAGTTGGAAAACAGTGGATAGTTGATCTTTGGAAATATTGACGAGTGCCTGCTCTTGGTTTATTTGCGTCCTCAACGTATCCGCATAGGTTGCATTGCCTTGTCGGATGGCCTCTTCAAGAGCTGCACGTTTTTCAACAAGTTGAGCCTCGGGAAGGCTGATCTCCTGATAAAAACGACGCGCCTGTTCGAGGCGTAATTGTTCTTGTTCGTAACCAAGACGAGCGGCAGGAGAGGTGGCCAATCCTCCTCGCATACCAGCAATTTCAGTAGCAAATCCAATTCGACGCTCGAATCGTTGACCACGATTTTGAACTTGATTGATTTGCTGTTCTAACCGAAGTTGCAATTCTGCTTCTTGGCGCTGAAGGCGACGTTGTTGTTGCTGTCTGATTAACAGCTCTTGCTGCCTTCCATAAATTGCAGCAGTTTCACGAACAGTGCCATTTATTTTTGCCTCAATCATTGCAGCCTGATATTTCCGATCAAAAATCGCCAGCTCTCTTTGTTCGATAGCTTTTAGCTCGGTGACACGTTGCTTGGCATTTTGCAGTTCAGTTCGTGAATAATCTGCAATTTCTCTTTCAACTTGTTGAACTTGATCGCCAATTTGTAGGTATTCCAGATACGCATCGGCTTGGCGCTTTTGCAGCCTCAAGCGTTCATCAGCAGCTTGCTTTGCTTCGCGTGCGGCACGTTCGGAATCGCGCTGATTTTCTTCTTGAACTTGCCGATCTATCTCTGTAATACGCTTTTGATACTCAAGATTTATTTCGCGAACACGAAGTATTTTTAATTCTTTGCTAATTTCACCCGCTTTTTGCTGCCTGATTATTTCGTTATATGCAACAATTTTTTCACTTAAAGCAACTTGTTTTTGAGTGATTGAATATTGTTGTGAATTTGTTCCAAGTATATAACGAGATGCTTTGCCTTGAGCTTCAAGAAGCGCATTCTGATCTTTTTGAGCTGCAACCTGATTTTTCGCAACTTGAGTTAATGCATCTTGTGTTGGACCGGTATCACCAAAAAGTTTTTGGAATGATTCGCTCTTGTATCTAAATTCTTCAAAACGAGCGGAAACCGCCTGCAGAGTCAATAAAAGTTTTTTGAATGTTTTGTCAGTATTTTCAACTCTTTCACCCTGCCTTCTTAACGCTTCTGCATTTTCCTTGCCAATAACAGCGGATAGCTGCCGAATTGCTTCACTAGCAGCAGCTTGTGTTTGGCCAGACTTTTGTAAATTGCTGATGTAGTTTTTTGTCGTTGGATCTAAATATCCAAGTTGCTGTTCAAGGAAACCAGCGGCATCACCGCCTTCACGAAGTGATTTGGCAAAGTCTCGTGCGCTTTGAGCAATGCGATCAAAAATCTGACCAATAGCACCGCCAGCAATCTGACCAGCAAAACCTTGCCCAATAAATGAACCGGCAGCAGAGCCAAGAATTGAACCAGCTCCTGCTCCAAACATCGCCGGGAAGCCGACACCCAAACCTAAGCTTTCCAACTGTTGAGTTGTCGCCTCGCCTCTTTGGCGCTGTAAGCGAAGCTGGGCAACCCTAGTAGCTCTTCTGGCGCGAGATAACTCCAATGCGCCTGGGGCAAGATTTAAGCCGCCCGTGAGCTGTTGCAAGCCGCGTTCGGTGTAAGCAGGCAGGGCAAGTGGACCGCCAACATTCGGAGCCAAGCGACCGCCAATATCGCTCAGAGCTTGTGAACGCATTGCAGACATACGCTCTCTGTTCTGAGCGCGCATGTATTCAACTGTGCTTGCATTTGCAGCCGCTTCGTCCTGAGCAAGTTTTGTTTTTTGACGTTGAAGATTTTGGCTGAGTCCAGTAATACCAAATTGCTCACGAGCCAGATCAGTTAATCTTTGCTGCGCTTGCACTGCAGCAGCATCAACAGGTGCTGGACGGCCTAGGTATGCCCTTGTTGCAGCAGATGGCGTAAGATTTGCTGCTCCTTGGCGAGCGATAACTTCTTGAACCGTTGGTGCTTGTGTCCCGCCTGGAAGTCCCAGGTATGACCTCGTCATAGAGCTGGGCGTCAAATTAGGAGCGCCTTGGCCAGCTACAACGCTTTGAACCGTTCGTTCAACATTCCGATTGATTGAAGCTGGTGTATTGAGATAACGCGCCGTTGAAGCCGAGACGGAACTAATTGCTCTTGAAGCTTTATTAGCTACATCCGTAACATGAACATATGTCCGCGATATTTTTTGTAGTTCAGTATTGAGTTTCTTGATTTCGGAAGATGCAACCGCATAGGCATCCGATGAACCCGAAACATTTGTTCGTATCTTTTCCCATAAATTGATTTGCGCCTTGAGAGTGCTAATGCTGCTTCCAGAAGATTTGACTACCTCTTTAATTTTTTCAACGTATTCGCCAAGATCAAGAGAACCTTGATTTGTTGATTTGGCAAGTTCATTGACAGTTTTTTTAAGCTGCTCTAACTGTTGACGATTTTTAACGTCAACGACAATTTGAACGGATGTCTGGTTTTGCTGCGCCATTACCGTTTCCGAGTGTCGTTCATGCAGATGAGAGCAGCTCGCTCCATGACCTGTATGCCTTCAAATAAAGCGACAGGCTCAGCCACTGCATACAGCTTACATAGCCATTCCAAACTCGGGTAGTGCAAACCAACAAGACCAGACATGCTGGCCTGCCACTGGGTGGATAAACGCACAAACATCATCACGATGTCCCAGTTCTCTTCCCAGACTTCAAAATCTTGAGAAGCTGAATCCAAATGCAAAGAGGCAAGCTGTTCAGGCGTTGCCCCTAATGCTTTCAAATCATCTTCGCGTTCATCAACTACGCCGCCCCGCACCCAGTATTGAGCGGCGTTTTCTAGTTTTTTCTTGAACCCGTGTAAATCGCTTCAACGTAAGCGTTCATGATTCCGCGCACGGCGCAAGGATCATCGCAAAGGGCGACG